CGATGCTACCACTCACCGAACAAGGAGACCATCTAGCCATGTACGAACTAGATATCCCGCAACAGTTCTGTTATTCTTGAGACTAATAAAACCTCTGTCCTTCCTATTAATCTAACGCGGATTGCAAATAGGGCAGGGGTTTTATTTTAAGCCCACACATGAGTCTTTTTGCTTCCACTATATTTAATAGCATGTCCTTCTTTTATTAAAGTCTTACATATATTTTCTTTACTATCGTTCGTAAACATATCAGCTAGTAAACGTCCGTACTTATCTAGCTTGCCACCATTAAGTGATTCCACATAAATTAACTTGCCACACAATTCTTTCATTCTTTTCTTTGCAGCAAGTCCCAATACTTTTTCTGCTTTGTTACGAGTCCTAGACTCTGGTGTGTCTATGCCATTGGCTCTAATTCTAACCTTACGATAAACACCAAAAGATAAATCGAGTAATACATCTACAGTATCACCATCAACAACACGATCTACTTCAGCTTTGTAAATATATTTTTGTTCTATCTTCATGGGAATCTACCTTCTTTTAACTTAGCTATTAATTTATTTTTAAACCACTGAGATTTATTGAGATCCTCCACACCATTCTTATTAGGATATCTCCATTCATATTTCATAATGCTGCCACGCAGATAGCCAATAAATTCTTCTGGAGTTAACATAGCCTCAATAGCATCTATACACTCAATAGTATCTGTCTTGTAATGACTAGGATTAATTTTATCATCTACTATTGATCCATTAAAAACTTCATGCGCCACTTTAGTCTCCTTCCACTCTTTAGGTTTACCTGCATTATAAGCCCTATCCCATGCTTCAGGTGGCTCATCATCTATACTCATTCCACCTCCAATATTCTTTCAGGATCTTCTTCTAGTTGTGATGTTTCATCTATCCATTCTTTAGGAATACTATGAGAACTAAACCATCTAAACCCATTAGCTTCAGCCCATTCAGAATGAGTACGTTTCGTTCCATCCTTACGTCTTTTAGCTTGAGGCATAGGAGCTGTAGGTTCAGCAAATAAAAAAACTAATTCAGTATTTTCAGGTAAATACTTTTTAATCCAGTTATATTTACTATACTCAGCATGATCCCAGAACCTACCTTTAGCTTCTAATAAGATCTTCTTACCTTCAAGATCCCTAATAAAATCAGGGTGGTATTTATGCTCAACAATATAGTCAAGTGTTTCAGTATGAATAGTCCAATCTTTTAAGATAGTAGTATGTAGAAGGTATTCCCAATTAGAGTCATATCCTTCCACACTAGGTCTATCATTAGGTCTAGGTATTCTTTTTTTTCTGTAACCTTTTTTAAAAGCTACACCATTTCCTCTAGTTTTAGATCTAGATTTATTGTCTGTTTTGCTTTCATTAGTCGTTTTAATTTTTTCACCGCCCATTTTTGAGTATAGAAATTAGTCTTTCTTGTAGTGTTATCTACAAAGTAAGGATCTTTTGGTAAGTAATTAGCCAACATAGGATCATTAATATCTGTATCGTTATTAGTGTTTCTTACAATCCAGGCTTTTAATAAATAGTTGGCTGTTCTTCTTAGTTTCTTTGCTCTTTTACCATTCATATAGTTCTTCTACTTTAGGTTCTGATTTAACTGTTGTTAGATATAATGGGCCTTTAGCATAACTAAATACTCTAAGCCCTTTACCATCATTAGAATCTTTATAACAATCTCGTTTAAACTCACAATAAACGCAGTTCTTATTTAATTTCTCATTACCTTTCTTGCCTTCAGGTTCTGTAGGAAAACATTTATCAGGAGTTAACTCACCATCTAACCAATTCTTTACACTCTTAACCATCATAGGAATATCTGGTTTATCAAAACCATCTGGCTCATAAGTACAAAGCTCTCCGCTTTCTTTATCTATTACTAAGAAATAACTGTTATTAGTTTTCTCAGCATGTTCATAAGCTGATAGTTGAGGGATGTAGCCAAAAGGATCGTCTTCAGTAAGTAGACCTTTACTAAATTTATTAAAGGCGAATCTAGAAGCTGACTTTATATCTACTACTGTTCCATTAATCTTGCAATCTAAATGACCTTTAATGCCATCTATTTCAACTTCTTTCTGTTGATCAGTTACTTTATTGCCTGATAGTTTAACTAAGAATACAACTAGGCTTTCTAATATATGACCATAAAGAAACTTAAGACTAAGAGAAGGAGTAATAGGTTCGTTTTGATTTGGCTTTCTTTTCTCAAACCATAGTTTTCTAAGAGGTTTTCCAAGATTAGATACTCTTAACTGAAAACCTGTTTGTGGTCTAGGCTTACTCCAATCTCTTAAAGCTTGTTTTACTTCTTCTCCAAACTCTTCAATTAGTTCTTCTGATATATCTACCTTGCCTAGAGATATACTCTTTAAAGTTTTATTTATATCTTCAACTATATTAGTCATTAGTGCGTTTCACTCCAATTAAGTCCCACCTTATATTCTCCATCAAGAGGACAGTTCAAGGATAACTTTACTCCTGATTCCCTAATTGCTTTAACTCCAAGATCTCCTACTTCTTCAGCATGATTCTTATATGCTTCTACTTGCCACTCATCATGGACATTAGCTACTACACTAGCATCCAAGTTTGATATTAGATTACTAAAACAAACTAATGCTTCTTTCATTACTATTGATCCTGCACTTTGCAGTAATGTATTTAAAGCACTGTATTCATTTCTTATTATTAATGTCCTACCATCTAAGCCCTTAATTCTTCCTTTTGAAGCTTCTCTTTCAACTCTATTTCTAAGATGCTTGAATGATGGGAGATTAGCGATAAACGATTCTCTAAGTTTCTTACCAGTTCGTTTAGATCCTTTTGCCACAGATCCAAGCTTTTCATCTCCTGCTCCGTAGATGAGTGCATAGATGAAAGTTTTTGCCTGATCTCTAGATTCAAGTCCTGCAAGCTTTTGATTAGCGGTGTGTATGTCTCCATTAATGATTTCATTTGTATACTCCTTATCGTTCATATAATGAGCTAACATTCTTAACTCAAGTCCTGATGCGTCTATTCCTACTAACTTATAGTTCTTAGGGACTATCCAACATGCTCTACAATCTGAACCATATACAGAAGAGACACTAGGTACTTGGGCCATGTTTGGCCCTCTGTGTGTCATACGTCCTGTAATAGTTCCATTAGGATTAACATAACCTCTAACTCTATTATCTTGGGGATCTAATTCATCTAACCAACTTTTAATCTGAGCTATTCTTTTCTGAAGCATTAAGTAGTTTGCTAATAGATTAGCTTGTGGGATGCCTTCAATCTTAGAGAGAATACTCTCATCTACTTTTGGTTGGCCTGTAGGCGTAAACTCTAAGGGCTGCCACCCTAGATCTTGTAAGTAAACACCTATTTGTTTCCTAGAGCCTGGATTAAATTCTTCGATATTAAATCTAACAACCTTATTATTCTGCTGCATGGTTGCAAATTCATGATTAGATAATCGAACACCTCTTCCATCTTTGGTAGTACCAGTTTTAAGAAGAGTGCCTTTAGGATTGTACTTAGGAAATATTTCTATTACTTCTTTCTTAGCTTGAAAGTCTTTCTGAATATTATTTTTATTATCTTCTAGCTCAGAAGTTAGTTTAGAAAGTAGTTGCATACCATGTTCAAAATCAAATAAGAATCCATGATCTCTTTGATTATTTACTAGTACAGCAACATCATGCTCTAGTTCAATAGACTTAGAAGAAAAGTTCTTTCCTTCAGTTTTTAGATGCTGATAGATCCTGTAGTTAAGAGATACATCTCTCTCACAATACTCTAGCATCTTAATAGAGAAGATAGAGTATTCCTCAAAGTCTATCTTTGGGTATTTAAGTTTATATCCCCAAGCTTCAAGGCTATGCCCTTCTTCTCTAATGGGATTAAACAGTCTGGATAATACTAAAGTATCTACTAGCTTTTTATTATATAGATCAACACCAGTAAGTCTTTTAACTACTGGAATATCAAAGCCTAGAATATTGTGACCAATTAACTTGTCTGCTTCTTTTAGCATCTTAAGGCCTTCATGTATCTCTGAAGGCCCATAAGTAAATTGTTCTTCTGTATCAGTATCTAATAAAGATAAACACCATATTCTAGTAGCTTTGATATCGTCTGTTTCTATATCGAAAACATACGATTTCATAGCCTCCACCTATTTTAAAAAGGAATCTCTCCTGTATTATCTTCAAAGTCATCTTCATCTTCAGCTTTTATTTCAGATAAACGCCCTGAGTCTATATCGTATTGGAGGTGAGTAGCAATACCTACTTCACCTGTATACCTAGACTTAAGAACTCTAAGCCTAGTCTTTTGGGCTTCATCTTCATCTTGAGACTGCTGATTACGTTCTAATGCAATTACACAATCTGAGATCTGAGCTATACCACCTGATCCCCTGAGATGAGATAAGTTTACTTGTGCGCCATTCTCATGACCTTGATTACCTTCAAGCCTTCTAAGATGAGATACAAGTAATAGTCCTGCACCTGTTTTCTCTACTATCTTTCTTAGCTCAGTCATAATCTTATCTATGAGTGATCGCTCATTCTTATCATCAGATGCAGCCACAATCATCTGTAGGTGATCTACTACTATCCACTTACAACCGCAACCTATAATCATAAACCTAAGCTTAGAAAATATTTCATCTATATCATGGATACCTAAATGAGCATGAACCCAAACACGATTTTTGTTATCGCCATTATACATCTTAGAA